CGGCGATGCGTTTGCGCTTTGCATGAATGTTTGCGTACAGTCCAGGGCGCTTTGCCATTATTTTTTCCCCTTGTAACCAGAAGCGTAGACTGCCTTGCCTTGTCTCTCAGCAGCAGCCTCGGTTTTGTAAACCTTGCCGGACTTGCCCCAGCGGTAACCGCCCTTGACCTTGCGGACAGGCATCAGTAGTCCATCTTCGGCCCACCATGGCCTAGGATTTCGTCCATCATGTTGCTCATGTCGCCGCCATGCATCTTGATGACCTTGACCTTGACGCCTTCCTCCTCGGCCTCTTCCTCGTGAATGCCGTATTCCATCTGGTGGCACAGCAGCAGGAAGTTCACGAGCTGGTCGTCGCTCAACTCAAGACCTTCGGTGTCACGGGCAAAGCCCATCTTCTCCATGAAAAGAGCTTCATTCTCTTCCATGTTTTCTACGTTGACTTCAGCCATCACTTAACTCCTAGGTCCAAATGTTGGTGGTATGTACTGGTAGGCTCCACGGCGGCGAGCCTGACCGGGTAATGCGCCGTATATGTGAGTGGGGCCAAACAATGCTTGCTGCGCAGCCGGGTCTTGTTGCCCCTGAGATAGCAGGTACTGTGGAATAGATGGGCTTAGGTTGGCCTCACCTTCCTCAATGTAACTCGCTTGCTCTGCGGCAGCTTCTTCTGGTGTCAGCGTGTTGGGACCAAAGATCGTGTTTATTACGCCCATGCCACCCCTGACAAGGCTATAGGGCGGAAAGGCAACCTTGGCGGCGGTATCCAAAAAAGTCAGCGGCAAATCTATTTTGCCTTCTTTATCCCTCACCGTAAGCATCCTGCCAGCAGTCGCCCCAGCTTTTTCCGTCAACGATGGGCCGATATCATAATCTACCGGGACACCGTCCTGAGTTACATTTCCAGCCTCGTCAACACTAATTATGCCGCCAGCATCCGTGCCGAAGGAACCCGCAGGAACATCAGCTGTTCCCGAAGCGAAGGAAGAAAAGAACCCCATCAGACTTGTCCCGGCATGCTGCTCATGAAGCCCTCAAACGCACCAAGAGGCTGACCGTCACCCATCCTCGACCGGATTTCATCAGCCTTGCGCTGGACGTATTGCATCATCTCATCAGGAGGAACTTGCGGCTGAGGCGCCATCTGTTGTTGAGGTGCAACCGGGCCAAAAGCCATTGGATTGATCGGGGTCATAGCCAAAAGCTCTGGCGGGAAGTTAGCCATCAGACTCAGCCTCAATTTGCGTTTTCATTAAGACCTTCTCGCGCTCAAGAGCAAGGTCGGCTTCTAGCTTGCGAACCTTGGCCTCGAGATCGGCGTTAGTTTTGGCCTGACTGATCTCCATGTCTGACCTTGCCTTGGCCTGACTGATCTGAATGTCAGACTGGGCTTTGGCCTCCTTGCTCTGAATGTCAGCACTTGTCCTTGCTTGAAGTGCCTGTGCCTCAAGTTGTGCGAGCTGTTGTGCGTACTCAAGTGGCCCTTGCTGCTGGCCTTGCTGCTGAGGTTGAAGTGCACGGATCGCTTGCATCTGAGGAGCTTGCTGGACAACCTGCGCGGCGCGCTGGCTGATCAACATGTCGAGGTTCGGATCGATGTCCTCAAACTTGAAGTTGCCGTCACGAACATCCGGGACATCCGGCAGCGGAACACCAATGCTGGCTTCCATCCGAGAGCGGTAAAGAAGTGCGATGTGCTCTGCAACGTGCGCAACAAGAACTGGCTGCAAGGCAGCAGCCCCAGGATTGCCGCCCAACGATGGGTCAGACAGAAACTGAACATGAACGGCGATGTGCGAGTCGTGGTCCTGCTCCGGGAAAGCTCTGATCGGCTTGCCATAGAGCACACTCATGTTCTCGTCGATCGGATCTATGCGAGGTGCTTCTGCTGGCTCTTTCAGAATCTCATCAATGTTCTGAATGCGAATCGCCTCGTACATCCGCTTGTAGGCTTCGTACATGTCATGAAGCTCTGGGGCGGACCTAGCCATCTCGAGGATGGCTTGTGCTTGGGCGATGCGCTGGGCAGTAGAAAAGATGTTGGGGTCACTGACCGGGACAACATCAATCCGCTTGTCAAAGTCAGTGGCAAAGATCTTGTTGCTTGAACCAGAGACCGCAAAGTCAAAACTCTCTGGAAGGTTCTCTGCGTTCAACTGGGCAATCAGCTTAAACTCTTGTCCTTGCGAATTGTGAAGCCTCTTATGAATCGCAGAGAATGATTTGCTGCCTTGCTCAATCAGAGCAACTGTTGAGCCGACAGGGGCATTGGGGTTTACGTCGCCAACATTCAGGTCTGCCGTGCTGGCAAACCGCTGGCCAATATCAACAACATATCCGAGCAGTTGGAAAAGAACCGACGATGGCTCTTTGAACGGCAAAGGCATGATCGCCTTTTTGACATCGTCAACTGTCGCCTCGAGATCAACGAACTCACCAGGGCTGACATCAATCTCGCCGCCACTGACACGGCCCTTCAGCTTGAAGCCACCTTGCATGTTGGAGAATGCAGCCGAATCAAGAAGGGCACGCAAAGCCCCAGTCGCAGCTTTTCCGAGACCGCCGATGATGTGGTAGAGGCCAAAGCCGTAGAAGCCTAGGCCGGGAAGGAACTTGTAGCTGACAAACCAGTCACGGCGCAGCTTCTTCTCGTCCTCTGATCGCCAGTTCCGGCGGACGCTTACGACCTTGTCGGTGTCGTAGTCGATCGTGACAACGTAAGGCAGGACAGCCTCTTCCTCGATGTCCTCGTAGACGTGCATCTCGAGCAACGTAACAATGTTGTCGTCTGCATCATCGCCCTGAGTGTTTACACCTTCAATCTCGCCGATCGTGTCGCCAGACGGGTCGCTGCCGTCACCTGTGAATTTGACTGGGAGATACCAACCGGCATCAACGTAACGGTCATACTCATTCTTCGGCATTCGGATCAGTTGAGTGTACCGAGGCGAGGTTTGGAGATCTTTGCTCTCAGGCGCGACAACAAAGTCTTCTGCCTTCACGAACTGCGAGCACTGCCTATCAAGATTTACGTCCCACCAGACTTTCTTAAAAGTTTGGCCAACCAATGGCAGGTGAAACAGCATCTGATCCAGATCAGGGAAATACTCGGGCATCTCCTGTGTAATCTGGTAGTTCATGAATTCACGAACACGACGGGCTTGGTCTTCGGTCTCTTCGTCCGGCTGGCCGATGATCGTAGTTTTTACCGGGCCACCGGCAGGATAAAGTTCGGCGATCGCTCGGGCATTGAACTGCGTTGCAGCTTCAGCGATGAGCGGGTGAACGACGATGCTCAATCCACGACTTGCACGAAGATCCTCGCCCTCTTGCAATCCACCTTCAGTGTCAAGGGTCTTCAGGCCATCTTTATATTTCTGTTCCCATTCAGAGCGAGCAGAACGATCGGACTCGTAATATGAAACGAGCCGAGAGGCTATTGAAGAGAGTTGTGTGTCTGGAAGTTCTTCAGCGAGATTAGAGTCGAACTCTGTGTCAATCTCTGGGACAAGATCAAGATCGGGATCGCCAATCAAGACTTCGTCGTTTTCTAGTTGTTCAATCTGCAAGTCATCAGTCGGAGTGCCATCGGCAAACGGGGCAGCATCAGTAACTGATGAAAAGTCGCCAGTATTTAGGGTCTGTGGCTGTCTAGCCATACAAGCTCATCCTTGTAACTGGTTCCTCGTCATCGTCCTCGTAATCTTTCGAGTGCGTGACGAACCAACCCTTGCGAAGCCGCAACCAAGCCTGAGTGCATGTGTCAACAATATCGTCATTGTCACCAGCTGGGAATGCGGCACAGATGTCTATTAAATTCTTACTCCAATTCTTTCCAGAGGGGAACCATATTCTTCCATCCTCAAGTATCGCACTACTGGCATGAGCACGAGCCTCTTTGTCTCTATCTGGGGAGTATTCCAGCACCGGGACGCCAGCCATGCGCAGATCTTGTATTAAGCTCTGGCCCGACGCTTTTTTCTCAATGAGAACTGCGTCAGGTTCAAATTCATTATAGGACTCTTGAGCAATCCTGCGCAGCTCCGGGTAGGACACCCGGTCGTACCACATATCAAGTACGATCGCGTTGACTTGGCCATTCTTGCGAAACACACCCCACGTTGTGCGAGCAGAGTAAGATGACTTCTCTTTTGTGCTGAATGCCGTGTCCCAAGACTGAATGACATACTCGATGTCTGGCAGAGTTTCTTTCTCCCAAGGCACCCACCACTCAGCCTTCAAGATCCCGCCACCCCTGGGCATCGGTCGCTGCTGAAGTTGCCCGGCTGCGGCGTAAGACCCCAGAGACTTCTCAAGATTGTCTAGGGTCCGCTCATCAATTCTCTCTGGCCAGAGCAGCTCGCCGTCTTCTGTCCTCGGGTCTGTGAAGCCCAGAGACGAGACCGTCATAGTCGGGTGACCAACCTCGTACCTCGCCGGAAGGCACAGATGATCCCACTGCTCAAAGTGGTTCTCGATTATGTGGCCGGTCAAATCATTCTCATGCACTCGCTGCATGATGATTATGAATGCGCCGGTCTTCGGGTCATTGAGGCGAGACTGCATGGCTTGGTCCCACCACTCGAGCACGCCTTCACGAACAGTGGAAGACTCTGCCTCCCTGACGTTGTGCGGGTCATCAATGATGATTATGTCGCCGCCTTCCCCAGTCAGTGCGCCGTCAACTGAGGTCGCGATCCGCTGGCCGGTCTTGTCATTCTCGAACCGCTGCTTCTGGTTTTGGTCGCCAGTCAGGACAAAACCCTCGCCGAAGTGCTCACGATACCAAGGGCTGGAGATCAGGCGGCGACACTTGACCGAGTCACGAATGGACAGGGACGAGGCGTAAGAGGCAAAGAGAAATCGTTTCTCTGGCTGGATCGTCCAAGTCCACGCAGGGAGTGCAACCGCAACAGAGAGCGACTTCATGTGGCGAGGCGGGATATTGATGATCAACCGGCGGATGTCACCTTCAACAACAGCCTGAAGATGTTCGGAGATGGCATCGATGTGCCAGTTGTCGTAGAAGGGTCGCCCTGGCTCAATCGTCGGCCAGCAGCTCTTGGTAAACTCCTTCAGCGATCTCTTCATCTTCTCCGCTCTCACTTGCGTCAATGACAGCGTGCTCAAGTACCCGTTCAATTGTTGTGAGATCATCGTCATTCAATTTGCTGATATCCAGCACCTTTCTCTCTTCAATCTGGGCTTTGATCTCGACGGCTTTGAGATCCGGGATACATTTACCTAACAGGGTCTTCGCAGCCATGACACGCAGCTCTGGGTCTGCGGAAATGTTGCCAGCTGCCGCCGCCAAGCCGTCCGCATCTTTTGTGTAGACGGGAAAGATCTCCTTGCCAGCCATTACAGCTGCGAGGAACCCGACAGGGTCGGCCTGACCCATGATCCAGTTAATCGTGGCCGGGTGGTTCCA